CGAAAAGCCACATTAGCATATTCTTTCGAATGAATTGTGATTGTATTACCTTTTAGATTTGCTTTGAAATCTGCAATGGTATTTTTTAGTTTATCAGCTGTTGGCATATATAATATATTCCTATGGTTAGTGTTGTGTAGTTGATTATTTGTGGAGTTATCATTTGTTACTCCAAATTTTTTTTGCTCTAGCAAGGTGTTTGGCTCCAATATTCCAATAGAAATTGTGATCAAAATTAGGTTCAACATCTTTAGCAATTTCAGCTAATATCATGTCAGATTCCTCCAGATCTATGTATCTGGAAAGCAAACGCTCTTTTCGCATACAGTTTGCTACTAGCTGTTCGTAGTAGTTTTTTAAATTCGCTGGCTCTAGATCTGCACAATTCTTTTCTGTAAAAATAATAAAATCATTCGCAGTGAGATAAATTAAGCATGGAGAAACACTTGATCTTTTTTCTAAGGCGAAACAATAAAACGCCAACTGCTGCAAATGATTTATATTTGGTTGGGATGGCAGCTTAGCTGATGAGAAAGATCTACTACCATCTTTTCTTTGTCTCCCAATACGTTGCCAGCTGGTTTTCAATTCACAGACCGAAAGAACGTTGCTTCCAGCCATGACGCTAGAAGGCGCAGCAACATCTCGCGATGAAGCTTTAAAATCTGTGAAGTGAATGTCAGTCCGTCCAACGATTGGAAGAAAAAGTCTGTCGTCTATATTATTGATGCTATCTTCAGCAACAACATTATTAGAATTAGTAATACCAATTTTTTCGAAAGCTATAAAACCTTGTTGACACGTTTGAGGTATAGTTTCTTGATAGTGTTCTTTTTTTAATCTGTCTGTTTCATTAACAGGAACGTACTCGTTAAATTTTTCCATTGCTTTTGCAATAGCTTCGTCTTTAGATAATTTTATATTTTTGTGTGGAGCTAATTTTCTTTTGTTTTGATTGAATGACCAGATGTCATTTGCATAATGCCATTGCATTGCATCATTAACCGCAACGCCTGAAGCCATGTTTGCATTGCCTTCAAATTCTCTTCTTTGTTCTTGAGTACAAAATAAATATTTAAAAACATACACACCTAGAGGCATAGAACTGCTTGTTGGTGAATGATGATTAATTTTTAAAAGTTCGTTTAGTTTTTTAAATCCATCTTGTTGTAAAGTTTCTAAAGGATCTATAATTTTTGTTTGTTTTATCATAGACAGACAATAAAACGCTTTACTAAAATCCGTTTAGTACAGATGCTCTTGAGTGATGTTAGATGATGTTAAATGATTTTAGATGTTGCTTGATGCTGATTTCTGCTGATCGATGTTGTTAGCTGCGGTTGGTAGCGGTTCATGTTCCCAGTTTTCACCTTTTACATATCTGCATAACCAATAAACTTTAACCTTGAAAACTCTTCTTCCATAATTTCTGTATTGTGGACCTATCTCTTCTTTATTATCTTTGTTGTGAGATCTCCAACTTTCCCAAGTTCTTTTTTTTAATAAATGAGGTAAAATTAATAGACAGTCATCAAAAGTCAGCAATCGATCTAAATCTCTGTTTCTATAATATTCTAATGAAGTAATGAAAACTCCGTCTTTTCTATCCAGGCTAACATTGTTCTTTTTAGGTAATGGAATGACGTTGTTTTTAGAAGCTTTTTTAACTGATTTTAACGTCTTTTTAGGCACTTTATTTATCCATATTCATTGGTTCTTGATTTAGAGCTTCTTCATGCATCCTATCTTCTTCAAATTCTAAGTAAGCAGCTTCAGCAATTTCGTTTTCTTTTGCTGTTAAATTTTTACTTAAATCCTCAAGTTCTACTAATGTAGTTGATTTAGTTTGTTTTTCCGTTTTGTATTTACCAGTACCAATTTTAGTTAATAAATTTCTAAATCTATTATCGTTATTCATTAAAAGTTTTAATTTTTTATAAGCTATTGCTTCTAAAGCGCTGTCGTTTTCATAATATTTATTGTCTGCATAAAATTCAGCAACACTTTGCATAACCTTACCTTTTATAGCAGCTCTAACTTTTGCTTTTCTAAATTCTTCAACTTTTTTTATTTCATCTTTTCTACTTGCTGTGTAATAAGTATCGTAAGCTTTAATGATTTCTGATCTTGTTTTTTGATCGGTTGTGTTATCAACAAAACTTACAATTGGAGAAATAAATTCAGGATCTACATTTTCAATTAAATATTTTTGATCTTTTGCAAGTTGTTGGAGAGAATCAAAAGTATGAATATCTTCATCTGCCTCAACTTCTGTAACATCATGATTGTATGGATCCATATTTATTATATTAATATTTTTTTTACCTTTTATTGGTTCAACAATTCCAATAAAATATCTTAATCTTACTTGATCATCCTTAAAATTTTTTAACATAACACCCACAACACAAATTTTTCCATTAACTGTATCGCTAGGATTGTCATAATAAAAAGCTGTATAATTATCCATCATAGATTCACCTGAAATTTTTATTGCCTTAACATCTGGTCTATAAGTTTCTCTTGGACACTTAACAAATTGTTCCATTGGAAGTTCAGTGATCTCTCCAGGATAAATTGAATAACCATTTTCATAACCATCAAATGTTGTATCGACCATTCCCCAGATTGGAGTATATAAAGAATTAAATATTAAATCGGCTGGATCGCAGCCTAGAATTTTTCCTAATTTAACTGCTGTATCTCTTGAAATTTCAATATCATTTTTAAGATATTTATAAAGTGTTGCTTCATTTATTCCTGTCATGTTAGCAATATCCTTACCTTTAAATCCGCTACTAATAATTTTTTCTTGTAATAATTCTCCTGGAGTTTTTATTGTGTACTGTCCAAAACTTTCTCTTTTATTTTGATAAATACCTAAATTTAAAATAGATTTATCTTTGCTGGGTTTATTCATTAAATGCATTAATGTTTTGTTCCATTCTTTATTGAAAAGTCGCTCACAATTAAGACTAATTCTTGACGATAGTCTGGCAGCATCTTTATAAACTTCCACTTGAGTGCCTTCAAAAACTCTATCGTAAAAAACTTTATTTTTTTTTTCTTGAATGTAAAATTTAAAAGTTACTTTTGCATGAACTTCATATTCAACATCTTTTTCTTGATGCAGATCCATGTATATTATTGGCATTTCTTTGTTTAACAGAAATGTTGAAACTAGCTTTTTTTGTAGGTCTTTATCTAAATCTGGTTGAAAAGAATCTTTTTTAATCATCTATAAGTGATTATAATATACACTCTAATTAAGCAAGTATAATTTACAATTAATCCTTGTTTATCTATTCTAGTAGTTTAATGGCTATTTATGAGCAAAAAAGTCTATTTTAAAGGCGTTAAATTCTCTGGATATTCTTCCTGGCATCGTAATGAGACGCATAGTTGCTTAGGTTTTTCTGACATTGATCACGTTAGCACCTGTACTTCATGCCTAAAACCTTTGTTTTTAGCCGAATCTGTATTTGATAATGGTCAAGGCTGGAATAAACCTCATAAAGTAACTAAGGAATTAGCAGAAATGGCTGGGATCCCAGCTTTCATCGTCTGGTATAAGCTCATTAAAGATAAAATGGTTTATGTCCATATTAAGAAAATAGCACCAGATTATAAAAATGGATATTCATCCAAACCGATTAAATTAACTCCAGATGAGTGGCTTCAGTTTATTGAACACAAAGAAGTAGAGCATTATCCGAATTGTAAGAACAAAGAATTATTTCTAAAAAAATTAAAACAAGATCCGATAGCTAATAGGAGAGCAGCATTTGCACCAATTATATATAAGTGATCCTAAAATATTTGAAATTCAAATTTCAGACTTTGATTTTAAATTATATTCTTATTTATGTAAGAACTATGATCTTAAAAGATTAAAACCTTATGTTAGAACAGTTGACTGTACTAGATACATGAAGGTTCCATTTCCAAAGATAGAAGATGCTTTACAAAGATTGTCTCTTTTAAATATAGATTACAAACCTCTAATTACTCACAAAGATTTTAAATACTTTGATATGCCAAGATACAAATATTTCCTGGAGAGTATAAAGTTTACTAAGAATTATCCAGACAAAGGTTACAGCAATCTTAAACGAAATATTTATACATATTTAAATGGTAACTATGACAATTGAAATTCAAATTAAAACCGCCGTATTTGCCTTAACAAACTTAGTTAGCTTAATTGATGAGGCAGCTAGGACTGAACGCTTCCTGAGCGGTCCTAAGCCTCCTAAGGCTGCCAGTATGTATGATTTGCTATCTGTTAGCTCTCAACCTGGAGATTGGTCTTTTTATGAAAAACAATTATTAAAATTAAGAGCAACACCTCGACAGATAACTCGTTGGGAGTTTGCGATAGAAGCTTTAATTGCTATTGATGCAGAAGTTTCAAAAGATCCTATACTTGATAGACAAATTATTTGGATGAGAGCTAATCGATTCAAATGGACACATATTGGAAAACACTTTGGTTTTACACGTCATCAAATTAAAAATAGATATGAGAAAGTCCTAAGTAGGTTGTTAAATAAAATTAAAAAAAACAATAAAAAGTATTGCAAATTAAACCAAATATTGTACTTAATTAGCTAATCTCAAAATCCTTTTATAAAAATAATATCTCCTATACTTTTGCTAAACCAATCCTTAATTGGATTTACATAATTCCTATAAAGAAAGTTATTCAATAGTATTGTTTATCTATTCTACACCAGTATAATCATAGCAACGTAGCTAGTTATTCTTACTGGTAAGGTTTTCAGTTTATGAATATTTATTTATTAACCTTCAAAACCTCTTATGGCAGCAAGACTCAAATACAGACTCAAATGTCAGACAATTAATAAACAGAATAAACTACCTTGCAAAGCCTCTGGAATATTAATGAAGAATGGAAAGACTAGATGTCGTATGCATGGCGGCTGGAGTTTTGGACCTCTAACACTAGAAGGCAAGATTAAAGCTTATAAGAATTTACCACAATTTAAAAAACTAAATGACGAAGAAATTAGAACTTACATCGCAAATAAGCGCTGACATAGAGACTTTATTGATGAATGGAACACCTCTTACTACTATTTGCCAAACCTCTGGTTCTCCATCGTTATCTAAAGTTTACGAATGGATTAGAACTGATAAAGAATTTGCCAACAAGATATTGACTGCTCGTAAGATAGCAGCTCAAACATATTTAGATAAGATGATTACTGAACTTGAGAATGCAGACAATAAAAGTATTGCAATCACAAGAGAGAAGCTAATTCACTATCGTTGGATGGCTTCGAAGTTAGTAGCAGTCTATGGTGACAAGCAACAGATAGAAGTAGATCAGAAGATAGAGATAACCTGGAACGATCCAGATAGAGATAAAGTATTCGAGAATGATATTAAGAATGTATCAGATGTCGGTATTGTTTAGACAAACACAATCCTCACACACGACATGAGGTTCGATTGATTCTAATGTGCAGACAATATGTATAGATCTTAGAGGATCAGCACCACTACAGCACCAAAGTTTGAATAAGCATTGGTAGTTACCGTAGAGCGATTGCCTGTCGTACAATCTATTTATTTCTGGACTATCTTTTTAGCGTTTTTATTAAAGAGCCATACCCCAGATTTTGACCGCCGACACTATTACATTAATCATCGGTAATTAAAACAAACAGACACATGAATAAATATATCAAAGACAAATATAAGAATGTGACCGCCATAAGCTTCAAGGCTTATAACAACGAATTACTAATAAGCTTTTCAGGATTTGATGAAGAAGAAGATCTTTATGATTTCTGTGAGTTTGTCTTTAACAAAATTGATATGAACTCTAACTTTAGCGATAGACCACCAACTATTCACTAATGAAAATACAAATTCCGTACACGCCACGAAAGCACCAGGCGTACATACATCAAGAACTAGACAAGCATAGATACGCTGTACTTTGCTGTCACAGAAGATTTGGTAAGACCGTTATGGTTCTTAACCATCTAATTCGTGCTGCCTTAACTAATACAAATCACAATCCCAGATATGCATATATAGCACCAACATATAAACAGGCTAAATCAATCGCATGGGATTACTTAAAGTTCTATACAAAGAATATTCCAGGCACGAAATGGAATGAAAGTGAATTACGTTGTGATTTAGTTAATGGCGCTAGGATAACTTTACTATCATCAGAAAATTTTGACAGCATAAGAGGTATCTATTTAGATGCTTGTGCAATTGATGAAGTAGCTCAAGTTTCGCAAGGATTAATAGATGAAGTTATTGTACCAGCTTTATCGGATAGAAAAGGAAAACTATTTTTAATTGGTACACCAAAAGGAATGAATAATATATTTTATGATTATTATCAAAAAGCTCAAGCGGATCCTAAATGGTTTCTATATAAAGCTAAAGCTTCTGAAACAAAGATTGTTGACGAAGAAGAATTAAGTAATGCACTTACCGTAATGGGTACGGCTAAATACAACCAGGAATTTGAATGCTCATTTATTGGCAATTTAGAAGGCTCAATATATGGCGATCTTGTTCAAGAATTAGACGATAAAGGTAATATTGGAGCAGTACCTTATGATCCAAGTTTACCAGTAAATACTGCGTGGGATATAGGTTATAACGATAGTACCTCTATTATCTTTTTTCAATTGCTAAACCACCAACTTAATATCATTGAAACTTACGAGAATGATAACGAAGCGTTACCGCATTATATAAAATTTTTACAAGATAAAGATTACATTTACGATACTCATTACGGACCACATGATTTAGACGTTACAGAATTTAGTAATGGTAAAACAAGAAGAGAAGTAGCATCCGCACTCGGAGTTAGATTTAGAATTGCTCCAAGAATATTATTAGAAGACGGCATCCATGCAGTTAAGATGATTTTACCAAGATGTAAGATCGATAGTAATAACTGTGCAGATCTTTTAATAGCCTTACGTCACTATCATAGAAAGTTTAATGACAAGGAAAGAATTTTTAAATCAAAACCAGTTCACGATTTCAGTTCACATATGTGTGATGCTTTAAGAGTATTAGCAACTGCATTAGATGAAAATAAAACAACTAACAAAAACTTACAAAGAGTAGCTGAAAGCAGTTACCAAATTATATAATTATGTCATTCATTGCCAAAATATTTACGCCGAAGATGCCTCCAGTACCTCAATTCATTATGCCTAAAGTAGAGGATGTACCTGAAGTCGATAGTCCTGAAGAAACAGCAAGACTAGCGGAAGAAATGAGACGTGCAGAAAATAAACGAATGGGTAGAAGATCTACAATATTAACAACTAGTTCTGGTCTTAACGATGCAGATGCAGAGATTAGTGAAAAAACTTTACTAGGATAATTTATGGGCGGATTTAATGAAGGTAGAAGTGGTGGAAGTGGAGATCATAGAACTAGCAAGTCAACCAGTAAAATTGGAGACGCTGTAAGAAGTGGTGCTGGTAAAGTTGCAAAGTTTGTAGCAACAGGCGGAACTGTTGGAGCTATATTAAGAAGTCTTACAAGTAATTCTAAAAAAAAAAATAAAGATGGTTATGGTGGTGAAGCTTACGGATATAATGAGGCTGACGAAAAAAGAGATTA